CTTCTATACCGTATATGTCATTGCTTGTGTAGCCGATGTATCCTTTTATGTTTTCTATTTGCGCCGCACTTTCTGCCCAGTGTGCAGCAGACTTCGCATCCATATCTTCAATTTTCGCTCTTAGAGATACCTTTCCCATTCGGGCATCTATGACTTCTGCATCCTGCTGTTGGCTGGTTGTTAAGGTATTAAAACGGTTTTCAATGTCTGATATACTTGCCTGTCGTGCAATTTCGTTCACAACCCTTTGATTTTCAGACACTTCTGCTGTATCAAAAAAATCTCTAATCACCGGGAAGTCTTGAATTGTCTCCTCAATTTGAGGAATCAAAGGCACAATATCACCAACATCTTGTTTAATTTGCTGTAAGATCGGATATTCTGATGTTGTCTTAACACTCTTATCTGTGATTAAATCCTTAATTATTTTGATCTTAAAGTAAGTTGTCGTAATCCTTTCATCATTTGCTCCAAATAGCTGTATACTGCCGAGACAATCACCATCAAAATTAATAGATTTTAACGTAAAAGTAAGCTTATCAGCTGATTTAACCAAATCACCCTGTTTAACAATATCTTTATATGCCTGTTTAAAAGTTATAGTCCCACTACTGATATCAGCATAATTAATTTCATTATCCTCATCAAAAATATGTATTTCAAAAACATTTACATTATAGTCATTTTGTACAATTCGTATATCCGTTTCTTGGATGTCGGACTGAGTAATATTTAAATTTAAAACATAATTATTTGTAACCAAAAAATCACCGCCTTAATTTATTTTCCCTAAAATCACGTAACTACCGCCAACATAAACCATCAAAATTCTATCACCTGATGTAGGTATATAGCTCTCCAAATAAGGATATCTTTTAGCAGTAGGTTTAGTTTCACCATCAAAAATCACTCTTGGCTTGCCTTCTGTGTATCCGTTTTCAATTATTGCAAGCCTAAAAGATTTATTTGTTTTTACATCTTTAGTTATATTTAAAAATTGTCCCGGTGTAATCATACGTTGACCACCTTCCTAGCTGTATGCTGCATTTTACCGCCTGTTTCTAAAGGTATTCTCCAGCTTGTTTCAGAATATTTATCATTAATCCCCATCTTACTATCTTTAAGATTTAAAACATTGCTGTACCCATGTATAGGCATAATTGCAGTATTAAAAGTAACATGACCATATACTTGACTTGCCTCAAACGCTATTCTTTTTACATAGTTTTCTAATGTGTTCATATCGGATATATTTTCGATTTCCCTATAATCTACTATTTTTCTGCCTCTGCTAACTGTGCTTGTGATACTGTTAGCATTATCGTTTGTATAAGTATAGCTTAAAGGTAAAGTATCGGGATTGCTTGCAACAACAGTAAAGACATTAGCAATGTCAAATAAATCTAGTTCTTGTTGTATATCTGGATATAATACGCTAAATTGATCATCTTGATAAGTTATTTCTACTTCTCTATCAGAGGGACTTATATATTGGTAACTTGTAAATATCCCATTTTCATCAACAAAAAGAGAAGTATAATTTATTTCGGTTAATAATTGGTTTATTGCTATCTTTTTTTCTGTGCCGATTTCAAACTCAATATCTCTATCTAAGACTTTATTGGTCTGCTGTATATCAATATCGTTTATGTCTATCCCTGCACTACATAAAATCTTAATAATTGCATCGTAATACTTAACCCCTCGACTGATAGCAAATCTATCTGTAAACTTATCCTGTTTTAAAATCAAGCTTAAATCATAGGCATCTACATTTTTAACAATTACATTATCTTCGTAAACTCTTGTCGGACTGGACATTATAAAAATACCCATGCTAAACTCTACCCAATTATTATCAGGCATCTCAAAAAGAATAAAAGGCTGAATTCTATCATTCAGCCAATTAATTTGTTCATCTTCTTTTATTTTAAATTTTGCTGTTCTTTTAATTTCTGCTAATGAATTAAAACTAACATCACCCGATATAATGCTTTTTAGTTCGGTAATTTTTTGATTATCTCTGTTTAATAAATCGTATCTAAACTTAACTTTTCTGCTGCCTGTCTTAGCAAATAGCATATCTAACATTTGCTTTTTAGTGTAACTTTGTCTTGCAATAACCAAAAAATCACCTCACTTCTTCGTTAAAATCAGATTTTTTAAAGTCAAAAGAGTAGACCCAATAATCCATGTTTTTATCTTCGTCAATTTGTAAGCTTGCTATAGTACCGTATAATTTTTTACCCTGCTCATCCCTATACAATAGAGTTTCTTTTTTATCGATCAAATCCTGCAAAGTTTCAAATTCAAATTTGTTAAAAGTTTCAAACTCTAACGATATTGATTCTTCTTCAAATTCACCAAATTCAGGGATATTATTTATCCTACCTGTATATTTATTGTATTTTACATCAATTGCCTTACTGCTTTGTTTTACGTTCCTAACTTCAAGATTAATGTATTTTTGTGGATCAGATACCAAACTAATTATGCTGTTATCAATGCTTAATATAGCTGTGATTAAATTACTATCTGTAAAACCATATACGGCATTATAGGCTCTAACAAAATAGGTATATGACCTACCGCTTGCTTGTGTATAATCACTGTAATTTGTTTCAGTTTTGTTGGTTGCTATTTTAATGTAATTATCTTCTTTTTCAGCTTTCCTAAATATTTCATAAAAAGATAAATCATTAGCATTAATTATAAAAGTTGTTTTACCTGCTTTTTTATCAATTGCTTTTAATGTCATCTTAGGTTTTACCGGACTGCTGACAGATATAATTACATTTTTCGTTGCTGCTTCGCTCCAAAATCCGTTGCTATCAATTATTTTTAGTTCGATTGTATATGTTTTAGTGTTTTTCAAAATAATATCAATTGCCTTACTTTTAGCTGTACTATTCTCATTATTATCTTGCCAAATTACATTATTTTCAGCATCTTTAATTTTTATATGATACCCCTTTTGATTGGTAGATGTCCATGTTATTGTAGGCTTTGCTGTTGTTACAGTAGCATCATTGGTTATTGTAGGCTTTACAGGTGGATTAACAACCGTAAAGCTTGCATCATTACTATACAACGATGTTGTATTATTGTTATCTGTTGTTTTAACCTTCCAAGTCACCGTACCTGCTGTAAATGTATTTGCTGCAAATGTGTAATATTGATTACTGGTTGTTTGTGTTACTGTCACCCAATCACCTGTATTTATTTTATATTGCAATTCAAAAAATTTTTGACGATCTGAGACCTCGTAACCGTTAAAATTCCAACTAAAAGTAATTTCTTCATCTTTTTTATATTTAACATTGTCTGGATATAGATTGTTTGGAGTGATTAAAGCGTCTGTATATTCAATTACAATTTTTGCACATAACTCTTGAGGAATAGTTCCGCCTTGTTTACCATTATACTTATAAAAAAAGTTTGATCCTACAGGTACACTTAGCGGTAGTGGTTTTAAGGTAAATCCAAAATTTTCATGTTCTCCATTGACTATTTTTTGCACAGTGGACGATACATCAAATTCAAACCACGTACTTTCAGGAAATTCTTTTTGATCAATAATTGCTGGATCATATGATGGGTATGACGCTGTATCCACAACTCCACCATCCGCAAAATGGCTAGTTAACTCATATACTGCGACAGTATGTATACCATCAACGCTATTGTTTGGTATCTCCATCCCACTACTACTATTTGGGTATAGCATCATCGTTGCTTTTTTGACAGCAACGTTTTGAGGAATATATTTCATTATATCAAATCTTATAAACGATTCATTTATTGTTGGTACCTCGGACTTAAACCATGCACCAACAAAACAATAATCAATAAAAAATGATTCGATAACACCGTTTATTTTTTTACAATTTGCTATTTTTAGTTCTGCCGGTTTTGGTTGTATCGTTACTATTGGCATTTATCCACCCCCTTACGCCATTGATCTTGCTGTTGGCTGCATTCTGTTAAAAAAGTCATTTATACTTTGCATTTCTTTTAAATCTTTTGCTGGTATTGTTACGTTTATGTTATAAACACTACTGTTTTTGTTGGAGACATTAGATATAGCGTTTTGTCCTTGTTTCGTGCTTAGTACACTGGTCATAGACGTTTGGATCATACCCATTAGTTTTGATATAGGTGTAATTGCTTCACTTTCTCCACCTTCACCCACCAAGGCATACATCGCTTTATTTACGATACCACCGTTCGCAAATTCAGGGAATTTAACACTGCTTGCAGTATCTATATACTCTATTGTACCTATGCCCTTAAATTTAACTTCTCTACCTGTTAAAACCGATAACAAAGTAGATACGCTATTTATAACCATGTTTATCATGTTAATACCAAAATTTAATGTTTTAGCAATAGAGTTATAAACTATGTCAACTATTTTTAAGACTGCATATAAGTGTAACTTAAAGAAATATTCTATACCCTTACCGACATACTCAGCACCTTTTTTTATCCCATCCCAACATTTTAACAACCAAGCTGACACTTGATCCCAATTTTTAATTAATAAATAGGCTGCTGCTATAATTGCTGCAATACCTACAACGATTAATAAATAGGGAAATGCTGCCACTGCTGTATTAAATAACCATTGTGCAGCTGTTGCTAAATTGGTTACTACTATATCTGCAAGTTTAGCTATTTTTGCTGCTCCTAATGCAATTAGTTCTTTAGCTTTTGTTATAATACCTATATTATTAACTGCGTTTTCTGCTGTTTTGGCTGCTGTTAATAGATTTATAGCTTTGCTAAAATTAGCAGTAAAGATTAATAATTTACCGACAACAGTCAATGCCACACCTGCACCAGCGGCAAATGCACCGAATGACACAATTACCTTTTTAGTATTTTCGTTTAAGCTTGTAAACCATTGTAATCCACTTTTAATTGTTCCTAATAAATCTGCTATAGGTGGTAATAAAACCTCACCTATTTGTTCTCCTGCTTCTTTCGCAAGAGAAGTAACTGCTTTAACACGTCCTGCAAAGTTATTAGCTTCTTTTGCAGCTATGCCTTGGGCATCCTTTGTTGCATTCATAATTATTTCAAGTCTCACTAAGGCTTTCTGTTCTTCGGTTAATTCGTCTACACTATTTCTAAAACCCATGTTTAGGGCTGTTTGTTTAATCAAAGTTTCGTTTATTATAATACCGTATTTTCGCATTGCCATGTGATTACCCACAAGTGCTGATTGCAGACTATTTATTGCATCGGATTCAGACTCATTGTTAAAGGCTGCTAGATCAAGACCTAATTGTACAATTGTCTTAGATAAATCTGCCGCCTTACGTCTGGTCATACCCAGTGGCACTAATGTATTTTGCATAGTTGCCAAAAAATCCCTAATTTCAGTTTTACTTCTACCGATGCCAGTTGCAAAGGCTTCTGCCCATGTATTAACGTCATAAGCTAGTTCTTTAAAAACTGCTTCAAACTTTTGATTAGTTTCTTCTGCATCGCTTGCAAATTTAATACTAGCAGTTGCTAATGCGGTCAAAGGTAGAGTTATAGACTTAACCATTTTAGTACCAACATCTGTCATAGCTGTGCCTAATGCTTTCATCTTTTGTTGTACTGTATTACCTTCTTTTACAAACTCTTGTAAATTGCTTTTTGCACGTTGCAAAGCAGATGTAAAGTTACCTGTCTCTAAAGTTAACATTGCTGCCACTGTACCTGCATTAATTGCCATATGTTTTCACCTACCTTTTTTGCAAAATAAAAAGAAGGTAGGTGTTCTACCTTCTCTGTTTTTGGTTTTGTTTTTGTATATGGTTCATAAAATCATTATTTGAGTTGCTGTTGTTTTGATTTTTGTTTTTAAATCTTAGCTTTTTAAAATTGATCTCACCTGTTTTTAAATCAGTGCAATAATTTAAAAGATATAAGCAAACTTGATCAAAACAGAATGCTGAATACTCTTCGTCAATAAAAACGATCTCTGACGGTCTTTTTTTATATTGCTCTGCCATACAGATTACATCAACTATTTGTGGATTATTTACGAAAGGATTTAAGCTTTTCGCCGCCCCCAGTTGCAAATTCAAATATTTTTGTTATTTGCTCATCTGTCATAATATCTTTTATATCTTCGTATGTTGGCTCAACCATACAGGCTATACAGTATAGCTCCATTAATTTACCAATCTCTTGTAAACTATCATCGTTTAAATTAATATTTTCAGGTTTAATATTTTTGTTTTCGCCTGTTAATTGTGTTGCAGCATCCATTAGAGTATTTGGGATCTTACCCTGTGCCATCATAGCCATCATAGATGGTTTTTTAACCTTTATTTTGATAGGTTCGTCACCATCAAAAAAGCCGGGTATATCAATTTCTTTAAGTGCTTTATTTCTAAAATCATCAATATTTATACTCATTTATAAATCCTCCCTTTAAAAAATAAAATTACCTGCTTAATTAAACAGGTAGTGTTTCAATATACTCAAATTCAACAGGTGACCCACCAAATTTTGGTCTACTAATTGCGTTAAGTTCTTCAACAAAAAACTCCCCATCTTTAATACTATAATTAACGGGTTTACCAGTACAATGTTTAAAACTAAATACAACATACCCACTGTTTGATCCATCTGCGTCTTTATCCTCTGTATAAACTTTTAGTGTAAATGGTGTTTTGGTCACAGGTGTACCGATTACAGGAGCGGTATATTTTTTAGTCGCAATATCCCAAGTGCCACCATCAACTAAGGCTAAAATTTCAGGCTGCATTGTAACACTGTTAAGTTTAATGTTATAACCTTTTACAATATCTTCTGTTTTTAGTTGTGCTTTGATTACATTTTTAACTCTTAATTCTTTTTCTTCGCCCTCAGATATAAAAGCTTCAATTGTTGCTTCATCAGCAACATTAACTAAAGTATATGTAACAGGAGTGGTTTCTTCTGTCTCGATATCAACTCTTGCTATATTAGCTAAACTGTATTCGTTAAATTCTGCCATATTATGATCATCCTCTCTTTTTTTCTAGTTCAAAATTTTTTTAACACTTGATATTCGACTGAAGTTGTATAACCTTTAACCTCATCATCAATAATTACAGGTGTTTCGTTACCAGTTTTGCGCAAATATTTAAGTTCTGCTAAATAATTTTTTATATCATTTTTATAGCTAAACAATTGGCTATAACTGCCAACTGGATAAAATATAATAATATCTACTAGATCATAACCTTGTTTATTACTACTTAAAGGGTACTGTCCTGATTCTTTTACAACTACATAGGGATCATTACATAGCCCTTGTTTTTGTCCGATGCTGTAAACGTCAATACCTTTATTTTTAAGATGCAAATAAATATTTTGCCACATATGATCCCTCCCTTACTTTTCTAATATTTTGTTCATACCTTGAATAATTTCGTTTTGCAGTTTTAAAATTGTTGGATATAAAATTGCATATTTTTTCTCGTTACAAAATTCAAGATAAGGCGAATACTCCTGATTTCCTGCAACATAAATATTGCATTTATCATCCTCCCACTGTTTACCACTTGATATTGTTTGTCTTGCTAAACCAGTTCTGTCTGTCCATTTCGCTTCTTTCTTAGCTTCAGCTTCAAGTTTTTTTGCGGCTGCATCAGCATATCTATCAATTGCCTTTTTTCTGCGTTCGTCTACTTCGGATAAGCCTTTTAATAATTTATTTGCATCAATTTTAAAATCTCCCATAACAATCACACCCTCTCTAATTGGATGTCATAAAAGGTGTCATAATTGTTAAAGATTTTAGCAATTTTATATTTGATATTTTTAAAAGTAAAAAAGTCGTTGGATTTGAGAAGTGATACGTTATCATCAATAGTTAACAAAAACTCAACATAGCCTGTTTTAATAACACCTGCATCATTAGTGTTAAGATTTATCCTGCTTGTTTTGGTATAATACAAAGCTTCAATAGTAGTTACTTCTGTTTTTCTGTCTGGTTCACCAAAATCATTTTTTTTATTTCTGTAAAAAGTAATTGACGTAGGCATTTTTTTAATTTGCTGTTGGATTCTTTGCTTTATTCTTTCGGTATTCATAAAATATCATCTGCCCTTCTAAGGCTTTGTGATCTACTTGGTCTAAACTTCTTTGCAATAGATAAAAAATAATCTCTGCTATTTGCAATCGATAAGCCATTTGGTAAATGTACTTCGTCTATTTCTGCCTTTATTGTGGCTGCGTGATAAGTTGTAAGATCAATATCGTTATCATATTTTTCTAGCATAAAGTTAAGTTCATCATCTGAAAAATAAGGATATGTAGATTCTCTTAGATTAAATTTTAGTTCTTCTAGTGCTGTCATATGTTATCCCTCCAATCGTTGGAGTTCGTTAATTATTTCTGCTTTCTTCATCCTGTATGTGTTTATACCTTTTTCACTTGCTAATGATTTTAATGATTGAAAATCCATTTCGGCATAATCAGTAATTTTATTTTCAATTTCATTATTTTCTGGTATAGGATCTAAATCAGAATCATTATCTTTAGGTACTGGAATATTTAACTCTTCTGCATCGTATTTAACGGTATACCCATGTTCTTTAAACCAATTAATAAGGTGAGGGATATTTGTCTCCCCCACCCCATTAACAAAAAGAACATTAGCAGAAATACCATTGTAATCTTTGTTCGGACTATATATTTTTGCCAATGTTATCACCTATCCTTATTTAGCTTTAACTTCTACGTCTACTGTTGCGGTTACGCTTGCTGTATTAGCAAAAGGTAGAGGTAGATCACCTAATGTAGCTGTAAATGTATATTTGGCTGCGGCTGCTGCACTATAAGTATCTGTATCTACCCATGCTGTAACAGGTACGGTAGCTTTTGATCCATTAGCAAAAGTAGCGGTTACATAAACGGGTAATACTGCCTTTACTGCTGTTGCATCTGCATATGTAGGCTCTGCAATTGTTCCACCGTCAATATCAGCAATAGCATCAAATGCAGTAATTTCAATCTTCATTAAAGTAATTAATGCGGTTTCTATCGCTGCTACTAAAACAGCTTTACTCATACCTGTGGGATCAATACCTGCATATGGTGCAAATGTTGATAATTCTGTTTTGGTCAAATAATCCCAAGGTGATAAAGTATCCGATCCGGGTACAACTATATAATTTTGATGCGTAAACCATGTAATAGTGTTAGTATCTGCATCAGGCACTGCTGCGGCTCCGTTATAAAAATCAACTCCATAATCACAATTATGGTTTTCATTTATGCTATAAATTCTTGCCATATTATATCATCCTTTCTATTTTGTATCTATAGTGTAAATGGCTTTAAAAAACCATCTACACTATAGATAATTAAATTTATTGTACTTTAATGTTTCTCATTATTCCTGCGGCTTTTGTAGCTTTAAGTACAACGGCTGCTACTAACTCAACCTCACCTGTCTTAACCGCTCCTGCTGTACTATAATCAGGCAACCAAATTTTAACAGGAGATTCACCTTTTAGACTTACGGCGTGAAAACCATCTAAACCAAGTCTGATTGCATAAAGAGACGTAAGACCTGTTGCTCCATCTATACCAACTACTGGAGCATTACTACCTGCTTTAGTACCAAGATCAACAAAAGGTACATTACCGTACAATTCAATTTTTTGGTTAAAAGTGTTTTCGATTGTTGAATACATACCTGCTCTACGTGCAACTGCTCTAAGTTTGCTAATAAGTTTTGTGTTACCTGCAATGCAAGAAGGTACTCCGTCAAGACCTGATAAAAATTCATCAAGTTGATCTAAAAATGCCATATAATTAGCTGTTACATTTGCAGATGTATCTAAAACTATATTAGCATTTGGGATATATTCAGTGCTGCTTCCTGTAATTGCCTTTTCAAGACCATCAAATGCATCAGCATCAATAGCACTATCGCCATTAATGCAGGTGTCGTTAAACAAAGCTGCGGCTGCCTTAACCTTTTGATTTGTCTGAAACGATACCTCGTCAATTATGCCGGACATGTCGGATATAACTCTGTCAATAGCAAAAGATCCACCAAAGATCTTTAAATCTGTGGTATATCTTTGTTTCTGTGCTTCTTGCGCCTGAAACTCGTTGTTTACTGCTCTAAAAGCTGCTGTCGGTTGTGTTACTACTCTGGTATAACCATATGTAAGGGTAGACCCTCCACCTGAAGGACTTACACAATCATCAAAAATCATGTTATCAAAGAGAAAATTACTCTTTCTGAATTCATCGATTACATTTGCTACTACTTTATCCTGTGCGTTTAATTTTGCTTGTGCTAAACTAACTGCCATATTAATTCACCTTTACCTTTCTAAAATAAAAAATGTTGTTGCTTGTTATTTGCTATAATATTGTTTTATAGCATCTGCTAAATTTTCTGGTTCGGTATTATTATTACCTTTACCAAAATTACCTTTGTTGCCTAAATCCTTTTTTTCTTCGTCAAAGAGATAGGCTTTAGTTTCTTTAATTTTTGTGAGTTGTTCGTCAAGCCCTGCAATAGTGCCATCATCAGATAAAATAATGCTATCTGTTTTAAGATGGGGGATAATATCCGATACATCTTTTGCTTTAGCCTTAGATACTGCTATTTTAATTGCCGTTTCTTTTTTCAGATTAAGCATTTTTGTTTCATTTTCGGCAATTTGTGTTTGAAGATTTGTTATAGTCTCCTGTGCTTTTGTGCTGTCACCTAATTGATCTTTTAGTTTCGTTAGATCAGTATTTAAAGTATCAACCTGTGTTTTATATTGCTTTTTTTCTTCGTTCAAAGCATTAAATTTATCTTTGGGTATCCAATTGCCATCAGAAACAATTGCAATTTTTGTATCTCCTAATTTTGTGTTAACTTGATTAAACAACTCTTCGCCTAAAATTTCTTTCAATTCTGCCATTTTAAAACTCTCCTTATCTTGTTTATTGGTTTTTTGAGTGTGTAACCCTCCACACATAAACGCTTGTTTTTTATAGTCGACAATACTAAAACGACCAATAAAAAAGACTGTTATTTAAACAGTCCTGATTGATATGATTGGTTAATTTTGTTATTTAATTTTTAGTTTTTGGTTATTTTTCGAATTGTTCTAATTGTTCAGCTTGCTTTTCTTTAATGATTTTAAGATTTTCTTCCCACGATTTAGTGTAATCCGGCATTAAAGCATCATCATCATATAGTAAGCCGATTTTTTTATTATCGGTATCAGGTTTTTTATTAGATTTTTCTTTTACACTCATTTTATTAAACCTGCCTTTCTTAAACCTTCTGCTATCTTTTCAGCTATTGGTTTATACTGTTCGGTTATAATACGGTTGTAAATCCAATTAAACTCTTTAGCTAAATCAGTTAAAATATAATGGCTATGCTCTTTCCACGCTATTTTTTGATCCATATTATTATAATTAACTTCTTCATTAAAATAATCAAAATATTTATTATTGTAATCATTATGTTTGTTATATAAATCAAAATTTGAGACTGTATTACCGTTGTTACCAACCATATATTTAGTGCCATCATGACCCTCAACGGTCATGTATTTAACACAATCATATTTATTAACAATAGACAAATCAGCACTACTTAAACAGCTAGATGATGGATGATTATGTACTAACGCTAAACTTTCAGCATCTGCATTATTCAAGTAATCAATAAATTCAGGAGTAAATACAACTTCGTTTTTTGATCCTGTTAAAGCTTTAAATACCTTTTTACCTGCCATGTTAACCAATGCTATTTTTTCATTCCCGGTTGTTAAACCATGCTGTAATACATCTTGGTGAGTGTTATATAAGCCTTGTGCAAAGTCGTTTGATATATTTGGTATTAATTGTTTATATGGCTCTGTTGTTAAATCTATTATATCAGATTTTTTTGATTTTGTCTTAATAAATTCGTCAATATCCTGATTGTCACCATTATCAACATAATCTTTTAGTTCTGTAGCAATTTCATCTAATGACTTAGGGATAACTGCATATTGCACACACAAACATTGCGGATGGGGTAGAGGTAGCTGATCTTTTGGGAAGTTACCTTTGCCTAAACCATAGTTATCCTGATTAGCATATTCATCACATATATCTTCGCCAAAATGTTGTACTTGCCTGTTATAATGCTCATTAGATAGTTGCCAATGCATAGCTTTAACATATGGGTTTTTATTGCAGGATTCAACATTTGATAAGAAATATGAATGATTAATTGATGTCCTTGCTAACCTTTGAGCGTTAAAATCTATTTGCTTATTACCTGCATTTGGATATACTTTACGCCATTCGAATGATTTAGCTGCTGAAGGATTAACATATGTTTCTAAGTCTTTTGCTAATTCAAATGCTGATTTTTTTTCTACAATTGCTTTTTTTATTATGTAATCAATATCACCGTTTACTTTTTGGTTAGTAAACCATATTCTTTCAGACAATCCTTTACCATCTTTATAAAAATTACCTGATGTAAGATGGGATATTACGTTATCCGGTGTTTTAGAGAATACAGATAAAAAGCGGTTGTCTAAGCCAATGTTAAAGCGATCATCTAACAAATCAAAGAATGATATTTGTATGCCTGTGGCTAATTGTGCTGACTGTAACATATCAGATTTAATGGTTTTAGATAATTGCTTATTAATGTCATTGATTGTAAGGTTTATCTGTTTACGGTAATCTGTTAAAAATCTCTCTGTCAATGTACCTGCATTAGCTTTTGTGGCTTTAACCAGTAAAGATTGACTTGCATCTTTATAAATGTTGCGGATGGTTATGTAATCCTTTTTTAGTAGTTTTAATTGGTTTTTGCGGGCAAGTTTAACCAACTTTAAATATTCATTGTTTGTACTCAATTAGCATCACCTGCCCTTATATTTCGCTGTCAATTGACTGTATAAAAGCATCTTGTAGTAAAGATTGCTCTGTTGCTATTTGTTTAAGCTCATCTTCAATGTTTGTGTTTATACCCCACTTTTTAATATAATTTTTACGTGACCTTACTTGCTGTGCTACCTCTGCCATATCTAAGGATCTTTCTTGTTCTTCATCCTCTATGATTGGATAAAGATTAACAACTTCAACGATATAATCTACATCTGGTAATTTTACTATGTTAAACTCTTTTGCAAGTTTGATAATGGATTTAATCAACCATTCTAATGCTGGTCTCCAAGTAGTCCACTTTTCTTCACAACGACTTATCAAGCCCCAATATAAGGCTTTCATTGACTTACCCGATTGCATAAGACCTTTTAATTGTTCAAGGGATATATTTGGTATTGATAGACTATCATACATGTCGCCTTTAATACGGTTAATAGCATTCTCAAACCTCTGATCATAGCTAAATTGAGACTCAACCACCTCATATTTTGCTTGTTTATTACTATCAGCTGATTGTAAATCTATTAATGCCCCAGGTGCTATAACAAGGCTTTCTAATGATTTTTCATCTGCATCAATGGCTGCTTTTTGCGGATACATATTAAATTTTAATGCATCTATATCATCCGATTTTAGATGATTATAAACGTGCTGGTTGTCCTGTAAATCTTCTGCGATATCAGACTCACCTAAAAGATCACCAGTCAAACCACCATTAACAATTACAAATGCAGGGATAAAATCTAAACCTGTATCAATGTTATCTTTAATTATTTGTTGTATCTTACCGTAACCGTTGTAAATACCTTCGTTTACAATACACTTGTTGTCTACTAATTCATATTTTTGCTTCCAAATACGCTGTTTATTTTTATCTGTTTCTGAATTCAGCTGATAAAAAAATATGATTTTAGTTAGTTGATCCGTATCGTCTATATCTGTATCATAAACAAACTCAAGTGATGGCTTAAAAAATATCTTCAACTCTTTTGTATCTGCATCTGCATGTAGCTTTATAGCCACTCTTTTACCTATAAAAGCATCCTTTGCAGCGTTGAGTAATTTCTTTGATATGTTGTTGTTTTTTAAAACTTCATCAATAAATGCTTGCAATATTTTTTCTTGATCTCCATCATCAGCGTCAATAACAAACTCTGGAGTTCTGCCAAATAAAAAACGTGCTTGATCGTTTATTAGCTTTTTCGTAATGTTAGTTCTAATTTTTGTGGGGATGTAGTCCAATGCATCATTAGTTGCCCATTTTTGTCCTTCGCCTTCGTAAAAATTATATAAATTAATAATATTCGCCATATCAGCATTAACTGATTGACCATATAACCCGTCTAATTCTTGTTTTATTAATTCGTTCATCTCTGTTTAAACCTCCCCCCTTTACCGCTGTAGTAACGTTCTCTTATCTTTGTGCCATTGCCAAAATGCTCAACCAATGCAGTTAAAGCATCTTCTATGTCGTCATGTTTATTTTTACCTTTTCTGCTGAATGTATTTAAATGCTCCCATGCTTCGCTAAATCTTGTTTTGCTATCAACAGGAAAATAAACATTCTCCATAATGTAAGGTGCATTAAGTAATATCCTTGTTTGCTTGTTTTTACGCTGTGCAAACCATTTAACCACTGTGTAAGTGTATCTGTATTGGTTATATAAAATATCTTTAATTTTACGTGCAAAGCCTTTACCACCATTATTAGATTCAAAGTAAGCAAGGTTAACTTTATGCTTATATAACATTTCAGCAACTAAAGGCTCTGTAATCTCCATAGGTTTTTGAGTGTAAAGGATATCTAAAATATATAATTTACCTTGGTATACTCCTGCAACAATTGTTGCTAAATAATCATCACCTGCGTCAGCAGTATCAGTAAATGATACTATTGATTCAAAGAGACAATTGCCTTCTAAATCTGTTGGTATTTCTTCATAATGTTTAAATTCGCTATATAGTTTATTTTGTGCATCTATTGTCATTTGATGATAGTTAGCATAAAAGATTTCAGGGATCATTAACTGCTTTAAATTTAAGTAATATGTTTTTGATAATAAACTATCACAAAGCATAGTATCAGTTTCTTTGTCATAAACTTCTTTTTTAAAGACATACCACTGTTCAGGCTGTAGGGATAATAACCTGCCACATAAATCTTTATCTGCCCATCTGGTATGATTAATTATATCTATGTGTTTACCTGATACTCTGGATAAGAATGTCCCGGTATAATACTGCCATATCTTATTAAGGTTGTTTTCATTTAAAGCTTCTTCAGCTGATTTTATAGGGTCGTCAATAATCCTAACTGTACCGGATTTACTGGTAACAGAACCACCAATACCAGTACCTAAGTAACTAAAATGCTGACCTTTTAAAGCCCATTTAAAGTTACTAGATGAGCCTTTTTTAATTTCTACATCCGGGAAAATATCAGAATAAATAATTTCTAATTCATCTAATTTTTCTTCGGATATACCATCCCTTGTGTACTTCGAGAAGTCAATAGCTGTATCTTCGTTGTAGGATACTGTTATAATCCTTTCAGATTGATTTTGCCCCAATACCCATTGACAAAATAAAACTAAAGTTCTACTTTTGCCATGTTGAGGTGGCATATTGATCATTAGCTTATAGCAGGCTAGGTCATATGCCTTTGCAACATCAATATCATCAACAATGACCCAATTAGCATTAATATTATTTTTAACAATCCTGCCCTCATACAAGGCTTGTAGCGTGTTACAATACTCTTTTAAATATACTTTATCCTCAGTATAAAAATCCGGTGCTAACGTCTTACAAAACATCCAAAAGGATCGTCTTGCTTCTATTATCAATAATTGACGTTTAATTTTAACTTCTTTTATCAGTAATTCTTTTTTATTTAAATTATTTGACATATCACCACCACTTTTTTGAGATTGAAAAAAGTAGCCATAAATTATTAAAAATATTATGACTACTTATATGCAATAAAATGTTTGTTTTATCTTATTCTTACATTACATATTTGTTATATAATGTTTATTATTTATGTTGTTATTATTGGTACTTTATTAAAGTTACTTTTTTAACATTCAACGAAATAGTGTTTTCGATGTAATAATAACTTTTGAAACGTGCTATATCACTACGTTTCAAAATGGTGTATAATTATACTGAATATTATGCAAATATACATGTATAATGGTGTATATTATACGGTTTTTGGTATTAACTTGAATTGTATTATGTCTATTGGATTGGTATTTGTTCAGTGAGATTATCACCATTTTTAGACATTTTGATTATTTTCAGCTTATCTAATGCTTCTTTTAGATCATCTTCGCTGTAATCGTTAAGATTATCGGTATTTTTGTTTTCTACAACCTTTGTTTCTTTATACATCCCTGCCATTTCAAGCAACATTCTTCTGTCTGCTGTATTTTTAGCATTGTTAGTTGCATACTTAAAGCAAGCGTTAAGAACATCCCCAATTCTTGATTTGATACACTCGATTATGGTTTTGTTTAAGAATTCATAAAAACCTTCTTTTTTGAGTGCATCGTAATATACATTTCTCGTTATTTCTGCTTGGTTACAAATATCAGTGATAGTTTTACCTAAATTTTCGGGATTTACCAACTGTTCTATAAGCTTTTGTTCGGCAGGAGTTGGCGAGAAAGTGTTTAGTGTTGTGCCCATTTTATAATCACCTTCTTTCTTAAATATTACATTTATATTACACATTATATTATACCGTTTTTTCGAAAATAATACCGAATACTCGTATTTTGTAACATAAATTTACAAAATCGAATAATTTGCGTGTTGACAATATTTAAAGCACGTTGATATGATATATATAGTAGCAAACAGATGTTTTGATTAATACACACGAAAGGGGGATAAACAAATGATAAATACAACCAATATTATTATAAACATCATGACAATCATCAGCCTTGGCATGACAATACATCTTACAATAAAAAAGCTACAAGAACAAAAGAAAAAGAATACCGCATTAATCACAGTATCCTTCATCTAAAACTAAAAAAACCTTTTAAAAGGCAGCTACCACAAATAGCTGTCTTTTCTCTTTACTTAAATATATCATTTTTATTATTTACATTGCAAGACCAAATTATACCACTTCGTTGAACCTTATTGTTGTGGCTCTGGAAGTTTATTTTTAAGTTTTATGATTTTCTGATAGGCACCCCTCCATGTCAGTTAAAACTAAAAAGAACGCCTATTTTTTACAATACCCTGTGCAAAATTTTGCACACCCCTAAACCTAAACCTAAACCTCCACAAACTCCCCAAACATTTCAGCAAAATCCCCTGTCCTCTGCATCCATTTAAATTTACTATAATTCCCATGTTTTAAATAGTTACCTATCAAACCTGTATTACAAAATTTCTCCCATTCTCCAAAAATCTCAATAGCTTCATAGCTTTCAATATCTCTATAAATCTTAACATTAACCACCGGATATTTACCGCTTAACTCCTGACACAATTTAATAATATCATCTTGCTTAATATCCTCATTAATAATAATTATTGCTCCATAGCTGTCTTTTTTATCATGCACCTTGAAGTAATCCTTAACCGTATATTTAATTCCGGTATCCTTTGAAGTAACAACTTTATCTTTCCCACAACCACTTGCCACAACTAACATAACAATTAACCACAAAATAAAAATAAATCTTTTAATATTGATCACTCCCTTTATAACATATTTTATAACATAAATTATAACATATATTTATAACATAAACAAGCATATACTAAAGTTATAGGAGATGTTATAAATGAATAATAAAAAACTAAAAATAACACGAAAAACAAATGATGAATATAAAACATTTTCAATCAGGATTAAAACCGAATTAGTAGATCAAATTGATGCTATTACAAATAAAACCAATAGGTCACGTAACGAATTAATTGAAACATTACTTAATTTTGCTGTTGAAAATATAGAGATTGAAGATTAACTTTATCCCCTAACCTCCATAACCTTATATCCTTCATCTTTTAACCCATCAACCTTGCAAACATAAAACTTGGTACCGTCATATGTAGACCTTTCATCGGCATAACCATCCTCGATATAATCCAGCAAATCCGAAGTCTTGACCCTGTAGATCGCCAAAACATTATCATCATTATCTAAATAGCATTGTAAATGGTACTTAGGCATCACAGCACCCTTATCTCTTGCCTTAGTCAATTTATCAAACTCCGTTTTTGTGCCGGACTTTCTACTCTTACGAATAGTAAATGTGCCCCAATCCTTACCAGGCTGTATCCTGACAGCATAGCCATATACACGATTTTTATTATTTATGTAAAACCAATCTATCCCACAGTACAAGTCAAACATCTGCTTTAATTTATTATTATCATCTAAGTGGCTTAATCCCTCGCAACTTATCCATTCGCCGTTACAGCTTTTATTTTGCATAAAAGGAATTACAATATCTTCAAATTGCCTTGCAGTTGTAGTCATATCAAATCTTACTTTTTCGTCTGCAAAATTAACCATAAAGTCTCCTCCACTTTTAGTAATTTTAGGCATAAAAAAAGAGTTGTAATTTTTGCTTTCTCACAACTCTTTTTTAAAAGTATACGGTTATACCCGTATTACCCCAATATGTTGACTACCGTCAACAACCCACACAAAAACCCTATCACATACATTGCGTTGACTTTAATTTCTTGAGGATTATTTTTATCATAAACTATACCAATAAGCACTAATGTTAGCATTATAAAGTAAATTGCAATTATAGTTTGCATCAAGCTTCCTCCTCCGCAATAGTGTTTAAGTTTTCATACTTTTTTTGTTTTATCGTTTTTATAACATGATTATAACTCTTAGTAAAGCTCTGCAAGTCCGGATCGTGTAAATATCTATGTAGTTTTTTATCATCATAAAAATTCTTAATTAATTTTAAAACTTTATCATTATCAGGAAAAACATAATATACTGCCCTGGTCTGGTCATCATAACCTATATAATCTGGTTTTAAAAATTGTAAAAGATATGCTACTTTATTTAAACTGTAACACCGTTTTTCTTTTTTTTGCTCCACTATTGCACCCCCAGATACTGTAGCATTTGCATTATTGCAGTCAATACCAACACTGCAATAATAACTTTTTTAGTATCGTAAATCTTCCAAAACCTTGATAAATTCATTGCTGTTTCCTCCTCCACTATTAGTTTTTAGTCCCATAAAAACAGTAATCGCCAAAACGACTACAGAAACTTTTTGTACACTATGGTACATAAGCTAAAAATATACCAAACTTAGCTTTAAAATTTTTGTTGACATACAACACACTTGCGCATACAATATAAATTGGGTAGTTGTATGCCTTTGTTCAAAAAAAATAAAGAGAGCATCCGTCTACTTACCCTTTTAGCTTTCGATCCACAATAAAGATATCCTTGCTTAGATACTCTCTATATGGGAACTTTTCAATATTTTTGTAATCCGCTGTTTACATACGTTTTAGGATACATTATCCATTTTTTGCGGACTTTTCTTTTTAAATGCACTAATAAATTCTTGTGGATACGCTTGATATAGTGTATTTAACTGTCTTAAAGCGTAATCACCATTTTTAATTATTGCTAAGATAAGCCCATACATAGTATCAGATTTCATCTTTCTGTTTTTAATTTTTTGACTATACTCTGTGATAACATCATCAATTTGCCGATCAATCTCTTTTGTATCACTATCATTTAAACCTACTCTATTAGCATATAAACCATTTAGTTGATTACACATATCATTTGTCAAATCAATAATCTTCTGCTGCTGTTTTCTGTTCGCATTTTTAAGACTTTGTTTAATCAATAAATCAGCAATATCAATATTAGTATTTTGTTTTGCATTATCAGGATTGATAATCTCCTGCAAATAATCCATTGGACAACTATATTTAACAATCTTATTTTTGATATTTTTATTTTGGCTTATATACCTAAAAAACAAAGGTTTATCTCCTGCGATACTGTTATTAATCAACTCTTTCTCAAAATCAATATCATACAATTTTTTAGCAAGATCAATACTAACGCCACTCAATACGGTTAAAACATTAATCTTATCTAAAACATCATCTGCAGATTCATAATTGCTCAGTCTATCCCAATATACAGACATTAAATGCTGTGCCGTATTTGTAACCTCACCAATTAATCTTTGGCTAACAGACAATTTATTATCTATTACAAACATATCATGATTTGTAAGCCTATATTGTGCCTTTTCAGCAGCCAAAGCATTAACGCATATTTTATAATTGTTACTACAAACTTTTGCTAACTCAAGTAATCTATCATTTTTAACTAACAAAACTGTATCAGAATCATAATCACTCCCTGACAAAGTCTGTTGTAAAGCAAAACCAATGGCATTAACAACCACTATATTTTTTGATAAATTGAAATATCTATCTATATCCCTGCAATGCCTATTAACTGCTACCAATACATTACTTGGCGATGTATGAGGATTGCGAAAACCTGTTAACTCCTGCTTATCCTTAAAAAGCCTTGTATATATCTCATTGCCCTTTAATGGATGCTGATAAGGTTTAATATTATTAACATCAAACTCACCAATTGCATGATAGAGCATCTCCAACGGGTTACCAACCATAACACAATAATCACCATTTAAACGGATTTTACCGGATTTGATGTAATTAGTATAGTTATGTATTTCTTTTTTTCTAAAATCCCTGAAAATCTTATTATTAACGATATTACAGTTACGATAATAGAGATCAACAAACATATTATTACTATTAATTGCATTAGCAGTTTTTGAAATATAATCGATAAAAACGGAATCATTATTTTTAAGTTTACTTATATAGTCTAGCTCAAATTGTGCTAAATCCTTAATATCATCAATATTTGCCGGTAACGAATTTATCATCTGATAACTCATCTGTTGCAATACTTGATCACCAAAATTTCTTTTAGATCCTTTCTCGTTTTTGCAAACGCCAAACAAACAACCATCATCTATAACAACCTGCTGCCAATAATGCCACATATCTTTTTTAGCACCAATTACATTGCTAAACTTTAGTGCCTTTAAGCTTGATGGAGTTATGATCATATGTATATCTTTAGCCTTAATCGGTTGACCAAACATATTATTAATAATCCAATCATTATAATCAACATCAACCGGACAATGATCTTTTAAAAATTTTTGTATGTTACAATTAAATGCTGCACTTTTGAAAAAGTGATTACGTAAAAGCATCATGCCTTTACCTCTTGGGTAATAGCTACTATCCAATAAGGCTTGACCATCAAATAAGTTACTCTCTATTTCTGTCTCTTCTTTAAAACTTTTAAGTAATCCTGTAGTCTCATCCTTTTTAATAACATTGCATACCTGACTAAATGTACTGATAACATCATCAATAATCAAAATATTATTAATTTTAACAGTATCCTCAATAGCAGAACCAACCAAACTCTCGTAAGCAAGCAGAGAAGGATAATCAATCTGCATACCTTCAACAAAAGGTAAACCCATCCTGCTCCAATCAATCATTGATTTATATAATTCTTTTTTGATGAATAAACATTGTCCTGTCCTACTTTTGCTACTAGATCTTTTGTAGACAACATAATCAATATCAGTAATTTCACCTGTTTTTTTATTTGTAAATGATAATGTAAAGCCTTGAGTGTAAAGTAACTCTCTTAACTCTGTAGTACCTACCTCAAGCCAATTATCTTTATTTTTCTCCATTAAATTAGATAATTGTTTAAGTTTATCAATATAATCAGCTTTATCAGGATCTTGACTATCACTGATTTTATTAACTTTGTCACCTATGCTTTTTGCAATAGTATTAGCATCTTTGACTTTAGTATCAAACTTAACATTGATAATATCTCTGCTAATCTGCTTATCAGTAATATTAACCTTAATATTTAGTCCTTCATTTTGTAATTTAATTAATTCCAACGAATATGGGATCATACCGCAATAATTTTGTTTTAAATTTAAACCCCTGTGCATGTGACTGTAAATATCACTTGCTTCAAGTGACATAATATAAACATTTCTATTTTTATTAATCATAACTTTTATCCTCCTTTGTTAAATTATTTAAAATTTTCGTTAGAAAATTTTAGCTTAGGTTGTAGCAACGTAGTTGCGGAAACCGTAGCGGCTGCCTGCAAGGCAACAAAGTATTTAAGTAAAAAAAATGTAGATATTTATATTTAGTTTTGTTAGTTTGTATGATATTGGGGGACTTAAACCATCTACTTTTTTCAAGGGCTACTACGCCCTGAAGGGCTTGTATCCCTAAGAAAAAAGTACCTGCGCCCGTCCCCCAAACCCCCTGACGCATATAGGTTTTTTTGTAATTTAAAATTTGGTACTTTATAATCTATATATAGATTATTTATTATTTAAGATTATAAAGTACCATTTTTTTATATCTCATTTTTTATAAAATATTAATCTCCGAAAGTTGCATAATATCAACGTTTCATTTTTTTTGGGTACCATTTTTGCCATTGTATAATATATTATTTGTAGGCATATTTGGTACCCAAATTCTTTGAAAGGTGCGATTTTAAATGGTTTCAGTTTTTGAAAAGTGTGTATTTTTATAATTTAATTACGTACCAATAAAAGTTGCTATAATACTCCGACTTTCTGCTTCTTTCCTTTTTGGACGTAACAACATAATTTAAACTGTAATCATCGAGTATAGCGTTGATAGTTTTTAATCCTATACTTTTATGACTAAGTTTAGGTTTTTTGAACAATTCCGTTAAAAATTTATCTTTAAATTGTTCTTGTTCATGTTTAAATAACTTTTTGCCAACATATCTATTTAATAAATCTATTATGGTATACTGATCATATTCCTTATCCAAATACTTAACTTTATTGATGTTAATACCTAACTTTTTACAAATATAGTTATCAAAGCCCACATTCTGTACTTTTGTAAATATCATAATATTGTATTGAAACTTAAAGTACATTATAGTGTTAATTACTAATTTACCATTACCATCAATACTTTTTAGATCAATCATTTTACTGAGATCTTTCTTCTTATATTTTTGGCAATAAGCATCTAACCCATTAGTATTTAAAAAATCGGCTTGCTCTAATCCTTTTATGTTTTTGTTTAATACTGTATTTAAACTTCTGCCACATTTATTTTTTATATAAATATTTACCTTTTCACCATCTTCGAATCGCTTACGTCCTAAACATTGTATAATAGTATCGGTCTCGAATTGGTCTATAATAATGTGCTTTAAAAGTTTATCTTTTATATTAACACCGTTGTCAAGCGTTGTCGTACAACATAAAATCTGACTATTAAATTTTTTATTATTTATGATATTATCAAACTCATCTTTGTTGCTTTTTCGACCATAAATACGATTGTGTTTGCTGCATACAAAACAGCTATTGTCAAAAACTTGATGTGTTTCATAAGCTGTTTTTGCACTAGTAAAATAAATAGCTTTTTCATTTTCGGGTAACTCTGATAACATTTTTTGAATAACTTTATCATTTTTATAAAAATAAACGTCATTATAATAATTTTGAGTTTGCTTAAAAACATATTCTTTAATATCAATTTTCTTTATTTTTAAATATTTTATCATTAAGTCAGGAGTAGCAGACATTAAAATTTTAACATTGTCCATAATTAATAAATATTTAAGCATAATATCAGTTTTCCGGTTAAAATTTGCATCATTAAAAAAATAATGACACTCGTCTATAACTAAATAATCAAAATTTATTGGAAATTTATTTTTTAATAGATTCTGTTCAACCTCTTGATAATTATGGATTTTGATCACATCTGTCTTTTCGTCCTTTATTAGTTCCTGACAAAACTGATCTTTTAAAATATCACGATTAGTCAAATAGAGCATTTTTTTGTTATTCGATTTACAATAATCATAAAGTGAATTTTGTACAAAAAAAGATTTTCCAGTTCCTGTTGGAGCATGAATTAATATGTTATCTCCATTTTTCCAATTCTCAATATCAGTAATTTGGATAATATCACTCACGGTTTTTTTCAAAATCAAATCATCCTTTCTTTTCAAAATCAAATTAATTTGTAGCCACTCTTGATCTTGTTTTCCACTCATTTATGTACTTGTCGGTAAATTCATTTCGCTCAAATAAAATGTAAATATCTTTCCTGGCACCATAGCCCACATCTTTGATTTTACATCCTTGTTTAAGTAGCCATCGAGCTTGAAAAATATTATAGATATAGTAATCTTTGACCATCAACAACTTCCTCCTCAATAATATATTTTTGAAGCCTTATCAGTTTTAAAGCACATCAAAAGTACTCTGTTCATGCCAAACGCAATGCAGCAAGCACCAGCTATTACCCCTCTGGCATAGCTGTACTAAAGTTAATCAATATTCAATTGTTGTTGTTGTTTTTGTTGTATTTTTTTTGAATTGTTTATAAATATTTAAAAGTGATTGCAGTTTTTAAAACTGCACAAAAGTATAAATGTTTACACCACAAGTTAACTACCTATATATATCCCCTCCAATAATATAATCTTAATATAAAATGACCATTTTATATAGCTTTTTTGACACAATCCACAAAATGTAGTATTAATCATCTACAATCTCTACAATATGGATGAAATCCATCCTTACTATCTTTTTTAGGGCTAAAGTTTTCTTCATTAGCCTTTAGCCACCTCTGGCACTTACTGCATTGCTTATACTCACCCTCAACCTTAATTTTACCACTGGTTTCAATCCACTCTTGCCATTCAAAATCATTCTGCTCTTTAATTTTTTCACATGCAGTATCAAAAATATTTTCTATGTTTAATGCAGTACAACCTATCTTATCGCCAATCCATCCATAATCATACCCACGCATTACATATTTGATTATCATTCTTTGTTGGTCTGACAATCTAGCATTTTTAATCAGTCGCTCTAAATCTAAATATGTAACCTCAATAATTTCATAAAATTGTGGAACCCCATTAGAAATAAATGGGCTTTTAGTTTCATATAATTTCGCTTCATAAAATTTATCAAATTCAGTTCTATTAATTATTAAACTCTTTATAGTATTAACTTCCGATAAAGATAGTGCTTCCCACTCATGACAATTTCTATTTTGTCCTAATGTCTCTTGATGAACAGCCCCCATTAACTCACTACCTCTCTTAAATATTCTGGAGTAATATTCTCCATTTCAATTTCTACATAAGCTTCTAAACTCTCTTTTAAAACATCATCAATACTTTTCTTATTAATTTTATAATGATACTTTCCATTCAAATCCTTAATTCTTAACAACTTACCTTCCTCGTCAAATACATTTCTCTTATCAGCTATAATTCTTAGTTTAACCCTGTCCATTAGTTGACAATTAAAATTGTCCATAAAATCATAGTAATTACCTTTTTGAAAAATCCCATAATGAATACCGTCTTTATAAGGTTTTTGTCGTAATATCCCTCTGTATGTCATATTAATCCTCCAAACATATAATATTTTATTTGTTAAGTAAGCATGGAGATTTGAAAAAATGAAATATAATGTGAATTTTCATATCTCCATGCTCTTATTATAGCATATAACATTATAATTGTCAAGCAGTAGTAAAGTCTTTTTTGTAATTAATTAGTAAATCACAGAGGAATGTTTTCTTCAATACTAAAGCATTGTTATGAATCGCCATACTCAATGCTTTACGTTCTGCTACAATAAATAATTGCTGCGAAGCTCTAGTAATTGAAGTATACACCAGTGATCTCTTAAGGTTCATATACGCCGATATGTCAATACCCATAATAACTACAGGTGACTGTGAACCCTGTGAGCGATGGCATGTAATAACATACGATAATTGTAACTGATCAAAGTTCCCAGAATTATATTCTATTATCTTATCTCCATAGTCAACATATATTAATCTTTCGGACGTATTTATTTCTCTTATAATACCTGTATCGCCGTTAAACACTCCATCTATACCAACATATTCATAATTCTTATCTAACCAATTTGCTAGATAATCATTTTTTGTATGCCCAACCCTATCGCCCTCTCTAAACATTCTAGAATTTAATATTAATTCATTCTTTGTTCCATCTTGTGGATTTGCAATTGCTTGTAATATAGAATTAAGTTCATTAACACCTGACTGTCCTTTATGCATTGGTACAATCGTCATAATGTTGTCTACAGACCATTTCTTTAAACAAGACTTATATATCATGGCTATACGTTTTGCTGTATCTGTTTTCTCTCCAAACCACAAACGACAATCTTTTGTGGCTCCCAACTCTAATGATTCAGACTTAGAGTCATATGGTTTAATACCTTGTCTTACATCTGTTGCACTTGATAATATTCCACTTTTGAGTGCTTGTCTAAAAACAGTTTGTAACTTAATAACCGGAAAACATTTACTATTAATAATGTCATGCAATACGTTTCCTGTAGCTACGCTTTCAAGTTGTGCTGGGTCTCCTACAAGTATTAATTTACATCCGTCAGGAATTGCTTTTATTAAACTTCTAAAAAGCCAAATGTCACACATTGAAATTTCATCAATTATTACAATCTCAGCGTCAAGTTGATTTTCTTTATTATATATAAACCCATCTGGTGACCAATATAATAATCTATGAATTGTCGATGCCTTTCGCCCAGTTGAATTTTCAATAACTTTTGCAGCTTTAGCTGTTGGTGCAGCAAGTGATACATCTTTTATTTTTTTATCAAGCATCTTTAAACAACCATTAAGCGTAAAAGTTTTACCCACACCAGCAAAACCTGTAAGCATAATTAAATTACTTCTGTTTACTTCATGAAACAACAGCTTTTGTTCGTCAGTATATTCAATCCCTAATTCCTGTTGTATCTCATTGATATACTTATAAATTTCTTCTTCTGGGAATAAGAGAGTTGTCTCTGCACCATTCAACCGATGCAATTCTTCAGCTATATCTTTTTCGCATTGCCAAGTCTTTTTGAGAGCAATAATATTATTTTCTTTATCAACATAAAAATCTAAGCTATCCAAAAACTCATCTACGTTCTCAATCTCTAAATTTAATATATCTTCGGCGTTTTGCTTAATGTTTGAAATTAATCCATATGTATTGCCTTTAGACTCTTGTAATTCAATTGAGTACATAATTCCTGCTAATATGCGTTTAGGAGAGTAAAAATCAAAACCTATAGCCTGAGCAATCTGGTCAGCCTTTTTAAAACCAATGCCATCCACTTCTGTATACAACAGATAAGGATTATCCATAACCTTTTGTATCGCTAAATCAGCAGAACCATAAGTTTTGACTAACCTCTTAATAATATTAAATTTTAAACCATAACCCCCCAATACAGACATAGCTTTCATGTTGTTATAATTACTCTCAACTTTAGTCTTTAAAAGTGTATAATTTTTCTGACCAAAACCTTTCACTTTTTTGTAGTTAAAAGTACCATCCATAATAGCAGTAACCGGCATAGGATAAATTTTTAGTATGTTTTTAAATTGCAAATCTGTAACAAGAAAACGAATGAATTCTTGCTCGTCAGTCTGAGTATTAGATTCAGGGGAGAATATTGAGTGAACTTTAACTTGTTCTCCGTATTGTTTATGGAATACAATCTCACCTTTGGCAGTATATTTTTTACCAATAGTAAGACGAGGGAGATTACCTACTATTGTAATCTCTTTATATATTTCTGTAGAACCAAAAAAATCTTCAGATTTGATTTTAGTATCTAAATCATAACAAACATAAACTCCATAGGCAGTATCCTCTGAATAGTAACGTTCATAAAATGGTTCTAGATTTAAGTCTAACAAGGTAGTTGATTGAGTGTTGTTTTTAGTCATTTTGCTTAATAACCTCCAAATATAGTATTTGCAATAGTTTCAGTTGATTGTATTTATTTTAATACAAAAAAATAGCCTTCAAACCCGCATTAGTTCCGCATTGTTCACGTAGGTCAAAATATCCAGATTTTTTGTGTCACCGAATCTGGATATTCCAGATTTCGTGACACACTTGGTCAAGAAAGTGCGATTTTGGTGAACAATGGGAAACTGCCTTCAAATGTAGTAAAATCAAGTGTTTCCAGACTCGTTTTTTGCCCCTACAATATACTTACACAATACTACTTACACAAAGAACTTTTCAATGTAACTAGCGTTGCGGAAAATTCTAACGAATTTTCAATCAAAACCTTGCTATTGAGAATAAAAATTAATCTTATATTTACAAGGTTTAGATAAAATTAAATATCCATCATACCCATTGCCAGATTCAAATGGATTAGTAGATGTTTGATTTGGTATAATAGATATTAAATTTTTTTCTTGTAACTTAATAATATTATCTTTAATAGTTTTTCTATGTTTGATTCCAGTGTTATATCCAATCATTTCTTGAGACAACATAGCATTGCCATAATCAGTATGATACATTTTACAAAGCAAACAGAATATTGTCCATGAGTCTTCACCAATATAATTATCTATGAATATATGTCCTGGTATTTGCTCAAATCCACCTTGAATATCATAATACTGGGTTAGGTCAATTTCAAATCTTTTATTAACATCTGTGTCGGATAAATCTTCTTTAAATTTTATTAAGTTAAACTCTTTCAACTTATTGAGATACTTAATAGTAGTTTTTTTAGTTTTAATTGTTAAAATATTCATTAATATATTTATAGTTGTGGATGTGTCTGTTGTATTTCTGGATTCATAAAGCAAATATGAAAGCAACGCAAATCCTAAAGGTAAAATACTATAAATAATTCTGTCTGTAAAAATTGCATTCTTAATAATTATCTTTTTTTCTCTAGATGATTGTTGATATTTATTTATTTTTTGTTGTTGATTATTACTCATTACCTACTCTCTCCTTTATTTGTATTTTATTTTGTGTTGATATTTTGTTTGCTTTGTTGAAATTTGTTTATGACTTCTTCAAGTCCATCATCGTTTCTAAAAAAGAATACTGTTCTTTCTGGGTTTGTTGAGTTTGGTTGAATGTCTACAATAACATAGCGATCTTTGAGTAATTGTCTTGCCAATTGTGGTGAAAATATTATTTGTGTTTTCTTGGTCATACATATCACCTCCTAAAAATAAAATATTTTAAAATACTCCTATTATCATTGTAACATATAATATTGTATTTATCAAATAAAAATGAGCAGATAATATAAAATAATTAATTTGTTGTCCTGATGTATTCTTGATATATTTCAAACTAAATTAAAGTTAAAAGTAAACTAAAAGTAAATTGTAGACTCAACATATAATTTTAAACTTGTTCTAGGGGTCTAGGATAAAGATTTAGACGTTTTTATAAGTAAGTAATGAAATTATATTAAATAGAGGTAAAACGTCTTAAAATAGAAAATAGAGGGGTCTACGTTGATTGAGGTTTGAAAGTATTGATTTTAGTAGATTTGAGAATTTAAAATTGAGATTATTTAAAATTATTTAGATTTATTTGGAGTTATTTAGGTTTGTTTAGGTT